AGAATCACTAAATATTCCTGTTCTCCACGCTAAATACTATGATATCTACAACAACTTTATGTTGTTGAGGAAGAAGGCAGAACAACAAAAGAAGAATACAAGACATGAAAGGTATGAATACTATTCGGGTAAAGCGGACCCGGATGTATACATCAAAGATCCTTTCCCAAAGAAGATTAGAGATAAAGATACGATGAATAAGTATCTCGATGCGGACGAAAGATTGTCTAACGTATCGATGAAGATCGAGTATTACGATGTGATGTTGAGATATATAGAGGAAATCTTGAAACAAATCACTAATCGAACGTATCAGATTAAAAACAGTATAGAATTCATGAGGTTCACTTCCGGTCTGGGCTAATGGGCAACGACGACAACGAAACTATTGTTGATATGAGTTTTGCTATTGAAGATGTTTACCTAACATACAAGTCAGTATGTGTACATCTTGATAAGTGGGTGGGTGGTGAACCAGCAGAACAGGAAAGACTGTATATGCTGAAGGACTTTTTCTATAGAATTATATTGGAATATAAGTTTAGAGAGCTCTGATAAATATTTGTAGGGAAACCTATATGTGTGGCAGAGTTGATTATTGAGAAGGTGAATGAGGTGTATCTTAAGATCACTTCTGAACCTCATGTAGAATATGAATTACGAGATCGATTTACTTTTGAGATCGAGAATAAGAAGTTCATGCCGCAGTATCGTAACCGGCATTGGAACGGAGAGATTCATCTATACAATATGAAGACAAAGCGTATCTACTGTGGTCTATTAGACAAAGTAGTTGCGTTTGCTGAGGGTGCTGGATACAACTACAAGTTTTTAAATAACAAGTTCTACGGACCACCGTTTGAAGTCAATGAACTGATTAGTAAAGGTGGTGTCAAGGACTACATGGAAAGTGTAGCACCTGGTATCAAACCAAGAGATTATCAGATTGATGGTGTCTATGACGCACTGAGATACAATCGTAAGTTACTGATCTCTCCCACGGGGTCAGGTAAATCCTTCATGATTTATTCTGTGGTGAGGTATCACGTAGCCAAGAGAAGAAAGATCTTATTGGTTGTCCCTACTACATCTCTTGTAGAACAGATGTATAAAGACTTTGAGAGTTATGGTTGGGACACTCAGAATCATTGTCATCGTATCTACGCAGGAAGAGAACGAGTCAATACTAATGAGGTCACTATCACTACATGGCAGAGTATTTACGAACTGGATCGTAAATTCTTTGAGCCATACGATGTGGTGATCGGAGACGAGGCCCACCTTTTTAAGAGTAAGTCTCTGATTAGTATCATGGATAAGTTACACCATGCTAAGTATAGGTATGGCTTTACTGGAACATTAGACGGGTCACAGACCCATAAGTGGGTCTTAGAGGGACTGTTTGGACCATCATACAAGGTCACCCAAACTAAGAAGTTACAGGATGAAGGACACCTTGCAACTCTTGATATCCAATGTCTAGTTCTTAAGTACAAACCAAAGAAGTTTGATACTTACGAGGATGAGATACAGTTTCTGATTGGTCATGAGAAAAGAAACAAGTTCATTACCAATCTAGTCACAGATCTTAGAGGTAATAGTCTGGTGTTGTATTCCAGAGTAGAGGCTCATGGCGCCATACTTTACGACTTAATAAATAAAAAGGTAAGTGAAGACCGCAAAGTATTCTTTATTCATGGTGGTGTGGATGCCGAGGATAGAGAACAAGTAAGGGAGATTACTGAAAAAGAAACAGACGCTATCATCGTTGCATCTTACGGAACCTTCAGTACAGGTATTAACATTAAGAACCTTCACAACGTAATATTTGCCTCTCCATCAAAATCTAGAGTTAGAAACTTACAGAGTATTGGTAGAGTCCTCCGTAAAGGCAAAGATAAGGTTAGTGCAAAACTTTATGATATTGCTGACGATTTAACAATCGGATCAAGAAAGAACTATACACTGAACCATTTTATTGAAAGAGTTAAAATTTATGTTTCTGAACAATTTAACTATGACATTTTTACAATCGACATAAAGGAGTAAACCCTATGATCGAAGACGACTTTTACGCAACAATAAAACTTAAATGTGGAGATGAGATATTCTGTAAGGTAGCAGCTTCAGATGAAGATGATAGAACTATGCTACTCATATCTAATCCAATCTGTGTTCAACCAATTAAAACAAGAGGTTCAATTACTGGATACAAATTTGAACCATGGTTAAAAACATCCCATGAGGATTTGTTTGTTATTAATCTAGAAGATGTTCTCACGATGTCTGAATCAGAGAACATTGAAATGATTATGAATTACCAAGACTACGTTAGAAAGTCCAATCATGGTAACTTTCAGAAGTTAGATAAGAAGATGGGATACTTAGGAAATGTCGTAGATGCCAAAGAAGTCCTGGAGAAGCTTTATAAGTCCTCTTAAGTACCTATAGCTTATCTATCAAACCGGACAAGCCTAGTCTAAATGGCTTTTGACATCTTGTCAACTGTTGACTTTGATGATATAATAAAGACAACACAAAATACCAATATGCCTAAACCTAGAAATGCTGAACACTATGTAAATAACAAAGAGTTCTTGAATGCACTTGAGAACTATTTTGCACAGGTAGAGAAAGCAAAACTGAATGACGAACCGAAACCACAGATTCCTAGGTATATTGGTGAGTGCTTCCTGAAGATTGCAAATCACCTATCTTACAAACCAAACTTTGTCAACTACATGTTCAAAGAGGACATGATCTGTGACGGTATTGAAAACTGTGTAAGATACGTCCATAACTTTAATCCAGAGAAGTCAAAGAATCCATTCGCATACTTCACACAAATCATTTACTATGCATTCCTGAGACGTATCTCTCAAGAGAAGAAGCAATTAGAAATCAAAAATAAGATCCTTGAAAGAACAGACTTTGATGAGGTGTTCGATGCCAACGAT